GCCATTAAGATACACCCCCTGCCACCGTAAGAATGATATGAGAATCACTTGTAAATCCAATCGGAAATTTCTTTTGTGTGATTCTCGGATAATTGTACGTTTTAAATTCTGGGTCGTTCAGATAAGTATTATAAGTATTTTCCTGCCTTTTCGCCACGATGTCAAGATTATTTATTCCGTCTCGAAAACTCATTAATACATCAACTGAACTCTCCACTTCCCAAAATCCGCCTATATTTTTTTTCACATTCTGAATAAAATAATAACGTCCTGTATCGACATCGAAACAGTAATTTACAGATTGTAAGTTATTTGATTTTTTCAAAATATAAATAGGATTTATAATATCAGTATTTTCTTTTAATTTTCCAGTTGTCCGAAAAATTTCAGTTAAATTTTTATTTAATGCGTAACGTTCGCTAACGTTAACATAAAAAATCAGATTCATAAATACACCCCCAGACAAATAGCTCCGATTATTTTTCTTGTGAATATTGATAAAAAATGAAATTCAGCGACTTCTCGCTCCTGTTTTATCATGTCTTGTGTGGTCATTATTCCGATGTTTCCAGTTCTGGTATGCGTCTGTTTCAAGTTCCGTTCTTCCACGTTATCATCTGTATTATGAAAGACAGTTTCATTGTTCAGATTATTAGTTGTGGTTGCGTTTCCAGATTCAGAATTTACAACAGCATTTCCTGTAGTCACGTTTTTTTCTGTATCTGTCATGGCATCATCATCAAAAGGGGTTTTACTGGCAACGCTTGTATTAACTGTTTCGCCATTGTTCATAGAATTACTATTCACACTGGAGACTGTTCCAGTATTTTTTTCCATGTTCGTGGAATCGGTGATATTTAAATGACTGACTTTTCCAGTGTCGGTTATTTCTTCTTTCATATTATAATTCTCAATTGGATTATAATCGAGGTTCAGTGTTTTATAAAGCACATTTAAGCCATAAGCGTTGTCAAATGCTACGGTCGTACACAATGCATTGATTTTGTCCTTGATTTCTTCATCGGTTCGACATACAGTAATACTACCCCTTATAGTTCTCATTCCATAGTTTTCTTTTGCGAAGTCAGTAATCTTGTTATTGAAATCATCCGGTAGATTCGCAAAGCAAGTTTTAAAAATCGTATCTAATATAAAAGGTTGGTCAATCGTCTTTTCCAGATATTCCGCTAATTTCATCTTTAACACCTCTTTCCTTTTTTAAATAATTCCATTCTTCTGATAATTCTACAGACATATTCAAATTAAAAATATTATTAATTTCTTCACATGCTTTTTGTCTTTGTTCTAACATATCATGGATATTAAACAATAACATCATCGAATCGCTTTCCACTTCTTCCGTTACAAGACGTTCTCTTTTATCAGACTTTTGTCTAATTCCGATTTCTGCAAAAAACGAACGCATGATTTCATTTTTAACATCGGTCAATTTTAATAAATCTGCATATGACTTCGAACTTGATAAATTTTTAACCCCGTCTATTAATCCAGAATCCACAATAGCTTTTAATTTTCCCTCATATAAAGAACTGTAATACAAGTTAATACTTTCAGCGGTGGAATCATCTTCAGCAGAAAGAACTTCGTTTGCACGGTAATTTATAAGAGCCGCTCTTAGTGTGATGTCAGCGTGTGCTAACTGGCTTGCGGTTCTTCTGATTAATCCAGATAATGGATTCATCATAGAAGTATTTCGTATTATTACACACTCTTTACCTATTGCGACCGTTCCACCCTTTGCGGTTGGTCTGGAATATGTAAAATTTTTAAACACATCATCGTACTGTGTCGGTCCAGACATCCCACCATTCGATACCATATATCCGCATTTTTTATCATTTACGAAACCACAAAAACCAAGTGCAATAGCGTACTTTTCAATTTCTCTTTGCGGTAAATTTTTAGGAACTTCATTCCATTTAAAAATTCTTACACATTTTTCAAAAAGCAAATTAACATTATCAACATAAATATCCGCAAGTGACATCTCTTTTTGTTCTGATTCGATAATCTTTTCTATAATCGTCTTGGACATTTTTCTCCTTTCCGTTTCGACATCGAAACTCTAAAAAAATACTGGGGCAATTAATACCCCAGTATCTAATTGTTAAACTTCTTTCATGTAGAACACAATACCATTTTCCGACATATCATTAAAATAACCCATGTTGGCTTTATTATAGTAATCGGTATATTCATCCTTGTTATTCCGCTCTGAAGAACTACGTCTTTCTACAATGGAAGTTCCCATTGCATCATAGTCGTAAAACACCGCTATAATACCGCTTTCTTCTACGGTTGTGGCATCATCAATTTTTACATTAATGGCACTCGTTGAATCGAATGCATAATCCGTTCCCGTTCCCTGCCAATATGGTACGGATTCATATAATGGAAGTTTTACAAGTTCATCATGCCAAGTATCTGACTGCAAAACTGTTTTCACTTGCTCTACAAAATCATTTAAGATATTTACCACAAGGCGGTCATCTGGCGTGAAACGATGAAATCCATCTTCATTGAATAAGGTAGATATTTTCGCCATCCTCGGAATCCAAAGATTAATCTGACCAATTGCATATCTTAAAAACTCCTTATTCATTAAAGCGGTGTCAACTGTTAAAGTCTGGTTTGTTAATGTGTTGTAATTATGCAAGAGGTTAATAGCACCGCAAGGCTTCGCTGATTTAATTTTTCTTGCGATGAAATTCGCTCTTGTTAAATCTCCACAACTTTCTAATGCCTGTTCCATGCGGTTATCCATTGATGTGAAGATAGCGTCAATTAAAACCGCCATTTCTGTCTCATTGGTGAAAGCAGTTCTAAGCTGATAATCTGGAATAGTGACATCAATCTCCCAAGTTGAAACTTTATTAAAAATTTTCTGCTTCACGTTGCTTTTAATAACTGGTGCATATGTTGGAGTATATGCAACGTCACCGATTTTCCAAGCGTTATTTTCTTTCGCTTCTGGTGGTTCAACGGTAATCTTCTGTAAAATACAACCGTATTCAAAAGGTTCTCTTGCCATTGTGTTTCTATTTCGACTGTATTTTCTCATTGAAAATACCGTTTTTCCGATTCTATCGACTAACGCATTTAAAAATACGTCAGTATCTGTAGTGGAAGATAATACCGTATCCCCTAAAGAAATAAAACTTGCGGTATCAATTACCGCTAACGCACTTTCTCCCCAAGCCTGTTTTGCCACCTCGTTTACAATTGTATAAATCTGTTTAACATCGCTCATGTTTTCAATCCTCGCTTTCTATTTTCTTGAAATATTTTTTTAATTCTTCAGGTACTAATTTAGGCGATATGCTTCCTAAATTTTCGATTGTACTGAAAATTTCCATTAATGAAATATAACTAGCTATCGCCATGAATACCGGTATATTTGTTCCGATGTCTAAATAAGGTAGTGCCTTGTCAGTACAAAATCCGAGAATCAATGCACACAATTCGCCAAGTTTATTCAACAACCCCTCTCGCATTTTCGATGAATCGAAACAGTGTTGGCGAAAAGCTCCTATCATTCCAGTAATGAAATCAATTAAAATAAAAATTACTGCACATAAAAAAGTCATTTTGTCACTCCTTTTCTGGTTCTTCTAATTCTTCTGGTTCTTCTGGTTCTTCTGGGTCTTCTGGTTCTTCTGGTTCTTCTGGTTCTTCTGGTTCTTCTGGGTCTTCTGGTTCTTTCTTTTCTGATTGCAAGTCTTTCTTAATGTCTTCGGCTATTTCTTCCACTGAACTTACTACCTTGATTTTATCCTCACTTTCTTTTTGTGGTGCTAATGCGTCAATACTAACCATGTTTTCAACTCCTTTCTTTTAATATTCTATAAAATTCAGTTCCAGTTAGATTGTCTGAAAACTGTATTTTATTCTGTTTTAATAACTGTAAAAATAAGTTGTCATATTTAGTAATTACTCCCAGACATTCGCTATAAAATCTGGTCATGTAAAGCTTATTTGAAATTATTCTGTCAAAGTCTTTTACATTTACTTTTTTTGTATACGGATAAACCGCTAAAAAAGGAATTTTATCTTTTCCAGTGACTAATAAAATACAAAATTTAAAAGTGTCATGTTCAAATAAAATCTTGTAGAATTTTTTTAAATGTTCTATCGGTTCTGTAAATGTATTTTGATTTTCGGTCTGCCATGCTCCGCCAACTGCCATACTGGAAGTTGAGCCGAAAATCATTGATGATGATGCAGTCGATTCGCAATATTCAACAGCTATATTAATTATTAGCGGTTCGTTATTTTCGTCAAGACGTTTTGTATTGAATTTATAAATTTCAATCGTTCCTATTTTCTGGCGTGGTACGTTTTCCAACTGCCATGCTGAGAAATACGGACATACCCTCGACATTGTGTTTCCGATGAGAAACACTCTCCCCGAACGTCTACGGAAAATTGTAGAAATAAGTGACATTAAAGTATCGGGTTCGTTTCTTAAGTAACCCGAATCCGTGATAAATTCCTCGTAAATAACAGTCGTAACTTTCGGAAATAACTGGCTTTTGAAATGCGTTTCCCCAGTTAGCGGAATCGCATGGCCGATGCGCTGTCCTCTTTTCTTCTTTCCGTTCGGATCTTCAATTGCAAAATATATTCCACCTTGGTAAACCTCGATTGAATCATAACATCCCCGAGTGTATTTCTTTATGTCCATATCAGCGAAGTAGTTCACTATTGAAACCCTGCGAATGTCCTCTTTCCAACGCCTTAAATATATGAATTCTTCTTTATTCCGCCATGCATTCTTTAATACATCGTCTTTTACTGAATAACTTTTTCCATTCGCTCTTTCGCCTAAGAGGATATTGTACTCACAATTTAATTTTTTAATTGCTTTTAATGAGTAGTATTTTTCCATGGTTACCTCGTTTCTGTTTCGATGTCGAAACTATTTACAATTATCGAATCGGTATCCGTGTAAATTGCATTTTCTGGAAAATTGATTTTTTCTAAATGTTTGTAGTCGATGTGACTATTTTCTAATTTTTTGTTATAGTTCAGTCCATAATTCGCATTGATTAATTTTTTTCTTTCTTCTTTATTCATATTGTCATCCTCCACATATTATAATACACTAATTGACTTATTAAGCCAAGAGTTATTTAAAAATTTCTGTAACTGGTCTGGAATTTTCCAATACTAACTCTAAATATTCTGGTGTCACCCCCAAAGTATATGACGAGGGCATGAGACATATTCCATATTGAAAGTCGGAAAAGTATTCATCATATTCGCCTTTTTTCCAAGTGACAGGCGTTTGATTTTCGTTATAATATGAAATCAATCTTCCAGATGTTTTACTATCAAAGGTTAGTCCGTCTTTGAAATCTTCCATTTTTTTAATGGAACTAACCGCTGATTTTTTCACGCCCGATAACGTTAACTTAAGTTTTTTCTTATAAGTCTTAGAAGTTTCGTCGAATTCTTCCTGCTCGACTAAGTATTTTTTTGCACCCAGTGTTATAAATCGGTCGTACGGTTTTTCAGTGTCAAAAAATCCTATTGTGTGACGTTCCCCGAACTTATCAGCAGGGGAATAATCGTCAATCGTTAATCCCAGATTATTAGCTCTTTCTTCGATTCTTTTTAAAATATTAGCGTTGTAATTTTCAAAAAAATCTTCATGTTCTCCAATGTATTTTACGGAATCCGTATCACAATAGACTACATCATCATCAAGAGCGGTTATCGCACTCCACAGATTACGCCTAGCGTAAGCAGTAACCCACACTCCCGATTGATAAGTTGTGAAGATTTTACTTGGTGCTTTTTTCATTTTTGCGATTTTTTCGTTAAATCGTGTCGGATTGAGTAATACTGTTTCCCATCCGACTAACTCATTGAAATCTATATCGTCTGTTATATCTTTTGTTACAGCCATTCCAAACATACCGTTAATTAACTGTTTCATATGCGCATATAAATCCCTTTTTTCTGGTATGTTTTTTAGTTCGGTTTTATTTCTGTATAATTCAAGAATATATTTAACAAGTGAATCATTCAAGTAACGGTTAACGCTGACTTCGAAACTCAATATCTGCTCGTTTTTTATTTCATAGCATTTTTGAAAAATATGATAGTCAATATTTGTCAAAGTCACGTCAATATCGTAAGCTGATATAATACGACCGTTGTCGTATTTACATTTTTTCATTGAGTTTACTTTACTAGATGATAAGAAAGAATTCCAGTACTTACTTTCTATGTAATCGGCTCGGATTCTTATAATATATGAATATCTGTCATTATCGAAATATTTTTCTAACGGTTTTGTTTTTTCGAATCTGGAAAAAGGATATTTTTCCAGAAACATGACTGTTGGATAACTAGATGCTATATCCTTACTTTTCACATTTCCCAGTATCTCGCAAGAATATAACTGGTTGGCGTGCGTGTAACCGCCTGCGAAAATCCTTACTAACTTTTCGAAATCGTCAAGCGTTCGTGGAATTAATGATATACACTTGTTACGGTAAGCGGTTTCTTTTCGCATAATTTTTCTGCATTCGATTCTAGTCTCGCCTGTCTGGGTCAAGGGGATATGATAAACGTCCTTATATCTATCACGATATTCCAGTAAACCATAATACATCACTAACACGTCATTTGTCTGATAGTCATAAATCTCTTTCGGTAATTCAGTTCTAGGGGTTCTTAGTTCCAAGTAAGACATATTCTCCTTTAGTTTTTTTACCGGTAAATTTTTATTGATTGCCCAAGAATCAAGAGATAGATTTACAAGTTTTAAACTACAACGAAACTTCCAAGACTTATAAGAAAATGTGATAACTTTTCTCTTTTCTCTTGCAAAAACATCTTGCGGAATTAAAATATTGAGCAAGTGCATAAATTCAAATGGTAAATTGTGAACATATATAAATTTTAATTCTGGTACTTTTTTTTCTATTTCATCCATTAAGTCTAAGACATATTTCAATTCTCTTCCGACATAAACATTATCATTTATTGAAAAACCCCATAGATAAGGTAAAGATATTTTTTCAAAGTCGTTGTAATATTTAGGATTTTTGTTATAAGTTTCATGTGAAAATTCTTCTACAATTCCTGTATTTTTATTTAAAAACCCGTTACTTGTTTCGATGTCGAAACAAAAAATATCATTACAAAAGTATTCAATGTCTTTTTTATGTCTGGTGCTTTTAATTGAAAAGTCAATATCTTGTAAATCTTTTCCCCTCGTTTTCCAAAAATTCATCAACATAATTGCGCAAGCTCACGTCCTTATTAGTCTTATTAAAGTCATTCATTAATTTTATAATATCACTTGACTTCATTTCTGTTTCTGTCATATTTAGAATAGTTTCCATGACTGAATCGGAATCATGTTCGTACTGTTCCATGAGCTTAGCGAAAATATTTGAAGAAAGTATATTTTCCATTTTTTCAAAACTTTCTCTAAGTTCGTCATAGTTAAGACCTCGATTTTCCGCATATGTTCTGAATGCTTTTTCAGTTACCTTTTTTCTGCCTGTTTCGGTTGAATATGGCGAACTGATTAATTTTTGAGTGGCTCTAATAATTTTATTATAATCAGATTTGCTAGCTCCTTTTTTAAGCTTAAATTCATTTTTTCCGCCTGTTTTTTTAATGGATAAGTCTGCAAAGTCTAACGCTTTGTTTCCGTGTTTATAATGTTTACGCATTTCTTTAAGTCGCTTATTTACTTTTATAATTTGCCGTCTTGCAAAATCTTTCTGTTTTCTGGTTAGTCCAGATTTTTTCTTTTTTCTCATTCTATCGCTCCTTAAAGGCGTTTGGCGGAATCGAACCGCCTTAAACCAATACGCCTATTTTAGAATTTTATGGAAACCTGCCTTAAGCTATTTCATAGTTATTAACTCTGCGTGATTTTCCGTCAGTTCCTTTGAAAGTTGTCTGTCCTGTATATCTCAAGGAAGTTCCAATAACGTCAGTTCCAAATTCTTTTATTAATCTGGTCAGTGAATTACTTGAGAAAATAAAGTCGCCTGCTTCATTGATTCTAAGAGCGAAATAATCATGAATTGGATAATATTCTTTAATGACAAATACATCATTTTCTTTTAGTTCGATTTTGTCGCCCTCGAATGGTATTCCCCCCTCGAGAATCTTCTTTGCCTGTTCTTTGTTTAATGCCATATTGCACCTCTTCTTTCTCCCCGTATTGCCGATAGGTCAGCCATGATTTATTTTAAATAATTTTCTAACTCTTTGATTAATTCAAACATATTTCTCCTATTCTGTTTCAATGTCGAAACTGTTATTTTATTCAAGTTTATTCAACGATACTTGTAAACGCTTTACGCCTTTTCTATTAGTAGTTAGACGGCTGTTTGTATTTCCTTTGATGATTATATCTTACCTCCATTCCACCAATAAATCAACCCATTTTCAAATATTCGCACTAGAAAGATTATTTCATAAACTATCAGACAATTCAGAATCTTACATGACTTGTTAGACAATTCAGAATCTTACATGACTTATCAGACAATTCAGACTATTCAATCAATTCAGACAATAAAGCAAGTTGTCTGACAATTCGAATCTTCAAATGTTTCACGTGAAACATATTGATATTGCACTTCGAACTTCATTCTTCGGGTTTGCCCTTTGTAAAAATATCCGTCCGCTTGCTTTATCACGTTAGCGCATTAAAGCGTTAATGCGTTAATGCGTTAATGCGTTAGCACGTTAACACGTTAACACTTTACCACGTTAAAGTGGGAAAGGATTCCGAACGTATGTTCTATAGA